TTATTCAAGACCTTGGCGGCTGTGCTTCTGCTTGTCGCCTTCACGTTTGGTACTTACGCAGCACCTCAGTACATCGAAGCCCTGACGGTCGGTACACTAGGCGCGACGACGTTCACCGGATTGGTTATTGGAACAGACGTTCAAGCGTGGGATACCGATCTCGATACATGGGCAACCCTTACACCGACTGCTAATGCACAGACGTTGGTTGAGTCAGCTACCTTCGCTTCGATGGCTCAGGATTTGAGCTTGGAGATCGGTGTTGATACTCAAGCCTACGACGCAGACCTTACAGCGATTGCAGGGTTGACGAGCGCAGCAAACACACTGATTTACTACACCGGAGCAGGGACGGCAGGCGCACTCACATCCTCAGCGAACATCATTACGTTCCTCGGATCTGCTACCTTCGCTGCTGCAGCTCAGGCTCTAAGCCTAGAGATCGGCGTAGACACTCAGGCTTATGATGCAGACCTCGATACGTGGGCAACACTTACACCGACAGCCAACGCACAGACGCTCGTGGAATCGACCACATTCCTGACGATGACTCAAGATTTGAGTGTCGAGATCGGCGTTGACACCCAGGCTTACAATGCGAACCTGACATCGTTCGCAACGGTAGCACCTGCAGCGAACATGTTGACGTTCCTAGCCTCAGCTACGTTTGCATCGATGGCTCAGGATATGTCTGTTGAGATTGGGGTAGACACGCAAGCCTATGACGCGGATCTTGATACCTACGCCTTGTTGCCTCCAACGGCATCGATTCAGATTGCGCTTGAACACGCAGCCGACTCGGTTGTGCTGAGTCAACGTCATCGAATGACGATAGCCGAGGTCAACGCAGGGCATGAGTTGTTGCCTGCGATTACAGGCCATGCGTACAGGGTCATCGAGTGCCTAGCTATCGCTTACGGCGGTGCTGTGGGAACCGTGACAACGGTTGACCTCCTCGGTACGCAGTCAGCAGGTGGCGTGAAGATCATCACCTTCGCACAAGCTGACCTCACTCAGTCCTCTGTATTGACGGGAACTGCTGATGGAACGGTCACTGCGGATGGTGCATCGTTCTTAGCGATGGACGTAACGACAGCGATCACAGTTGGCATCACGGGCACTGACGCTGACACGGCCACAGGGATCGACTTCATCATCACATACGTCATCGAGTAGGCAACCAGCTAGACCAAGGACCGAACAAAGGAGGTCCAAGTGAATAAGCAACAGATGAAATTCAATGCGCTAGTCCTGCTGGGTGTCGTTCTTATCCTGGCTGCGTCTTTCGCGTTTGCAGATTACTACCAGGGCACGTTCATCTCTGACGGGTATGACCCGACGATGGGGAACGAGTGGAGGTTCAATGCAGGCACGTATGCTGTGCCTATCACCCCAGCGAATGCGATCACTCGAACGATCGCGTTCAGTGTGACGACTCCATTCACTGCCCAGATTGGGACGATCCCCAAGGGTGCGATCGTGTCTCATGTCAGCGTCGCTATCACGACAGCTTTCGACGCGGGGACCACGAACGTCTTGCTTGTAGGAACGTCAACAGATCCCGATCACTACGTCGATGCCGACGATGTTCTTGAGACACTGGTATCGGGCGTCTTCGTTGGTGACAAGCCCGAGCAAGTTGTTGTCGACACGGACGTGTATCTCAAGTACACGCAGACGGGTGGAGCAGCCACGGCGGGGGTAGCAAGAGCAACTGTCTGGTACGTCCTTCCTCCGTCGTAGGATCGACCTCACTCTCAGCACAGAGGAGGTGTTGAACAATGGAAGAAGTCAAGGTGTTGACCTCAAGCTACGTGTATCACGGGCACACCTACCAGCTCGAGGAAACGATTGACATGGATATTCATGATATCGCCCCAGCGGTAGAGCGTGGGCAGCTCAAGATCAAGGCCGAGAAGAAGGCTCCTGCTAAGAAGAAGGAACCAAAGACAAGAAAGGACCCGGACTCGAATCGAGCGATCGGACCGAGCCAGAATAGGTAGGAGGACTCATGGGACCTGTTGAAACTGCACTAACCTGGGCTGTGTATGAGGATGAGCTGAAGGAGTATTGCTACGTTTCAAGCTCTGCTCACGACACTGTCCTCACGCGGTTCATGAAGGCAGCAGCTCGACATGCCGATGAGTATCTACACAATCCGTTTACAGAACAGCAGGTGAAGATCACGCTGGACGATGTTCAAGCAGGGGAAGCCCTGACCATTGACGGCGCGATCTTTACCGCTGCTGCTGCGGACGATGAGACAGAACGTGAGTTCAAGGTGGGGGTATCAGATACCGAGGATGCCGTTGCCCTTCTCGCTCTTGTCAATAGTGGTGTAGTCGGTGGCACTTACGGCCCAATTGGAATAGAGACGGTCATCGGAACAAACGTGCTGGGGGTAGTCACCCTCGTGCATCGCTACCCCAATGAGAAGCCTATCTCAACATCGAGCAGTGATGAGGATCAGCTCCGGGTATCTCTCACGCGAGTTGCTCTAGACATCCCGAGTGAAGTCCTCGTGTGGTGCTGGCAATTCGTTGCCTGGAAATTCGAGAACAGAGACGGTCGGAAATCAGAGCGAGCAGAAATGGGGATCACCTCAGTTGACTGGGGAGATGGCCCGGATGAAACGCTCTTAGAGCCTTACGTCAGGAATCTCTGGGAGATCGTCTAATGCGTTGGGAGCAAGTCAAGATCATGGCAGACAGCACAGGCGGGAAGATGGGTGACGTTGGCCCTGATCCTACGCTGGCAACTACAGGAACCTTCTGGGCTGTCGTCACCATGCTCTCGGCTGAACTGAAGGCAGCGAACAAAGTTGACCTGAGTGCCGTGGCCTACCGGGTGAGGTTCAGGGATACACCGACGATCAAGATAAGGAATTACCAGCTCGTGCTTGTCGATCGTTCGCGTGAGATCCTTGTACCGATTGACCCGGCAGTGAATCCAGACGGATACGACAGAGACACAACTGTGATCGCAAAAGATTCGAGGAAGGTCGAGGCGGTGGAGGAATGAGCGATCGAGGCGGTGCAACCTTCAAGACTAACGTGCCTACTGTGTTGAGTACGTTCAACAAGATGGGCAAGAAGAAGGCTGCTGCTGTGGCGATCATCGCACGGAATGTCATCGTCGAATCTTTCTCAGGTCCGAGGACTGGTATCTGGTATGCGAAGCGATTCACCAAGACAGCTTCCTACAGAGCCTCAGCACTAGGAGAAAGGCCAGCGAAGCCGACAGGGGTACTTGCAGGCGCAGTTCAGTTTGCGACCCGCTCAGAGCGTGAGGCGTTCTCTGCGTGGATAGGCATCCCGGCGCGATCGAAAGGTGGCGTACAGCTTGGCTACGGTCTAGCTCTTGAATTAGGAACAGGATCGAACAGGCGTCCGTGGCTTGTGCCTGGAATGAAGGACGCGAAACCGGCAATCCTACGCGAGCTTGCTCAGAGGTGGTTCTAGTGGCAGCCGTTGAAGTGAGTCAGGCTTTTATCTCTGCTGTGAAGTCGAAGATGGTGACGGACTCAGATCTTCAGACGCTTGTCTCTCTGTCAGCTACTTTGCTCTCAGAGCGCATCCACTACATCGAGGCGTTCGCGGATCCAGGCGAGGACGAAGAGCCGAAAGAATTCTTTATCGCTCATGAGGTCGATCTCGATTACGACACGTGGCCGAATCTCTCAGGGCGATATATGCAAACGATCAACGATTACGCGGATAACGCAGGGCTGCTTTTGCAGGTGGTGAAGAGACTCAAAGAACTGTTTATCGAGGCGCGATTGAGCCCTCCTGATGGCGAGTTCTCAGCATGCAGGGTATGGCCGCTTGGCTCAGGGCCTATCCCTAAGAGCAATGCGGATGGATCTCCATCCGACCCGCAACGCTGGCAGCATTCGATCATCTGGCAGGTGTCTCTTTTCGCAAAGGGTGAAGTACAAGCAGTGCTAGAGAGGTGATAAATCTTGGCACTACAAACAGGAATTAGCGCGAATACCGGCGATCGGTATGAGACGGGTGCGGGTAAAACCTTCATCGACTTTGAAGACGGTGCAGGAGGGGGA